CTACGACTTAATGGTGGTGGTCTTCCACAACTTGTAAGGTCAGGCATGAATGGCAACCTTACCCAATTGGTGCTGCCCTATATGACTGGCATGGATAACCCACCACTAGGCGGTTTTAAAGATGGTGAACGGCTGCCTACCTCATCTGCACCTACTGAATTTTCACAGCCTTCTCCACTAGGCGGCTTTGATATGTCCCAACGACCTGGGCCTACATCTACTGCTAATAAATTACCAGCATTTAAACCACCTTCCGTATACACAAGCGAAAACGGTAATGGTAATGGCAATGGTAATGGTAACGGTAACGGCAATGGTAACGGCAATGGTTCACCACCTTCTAATGGAAGTAATGGAGGTAATGGTGACTACATGGATGTAGTGGATAACCTAATTAATAATCCAACCCAAGGTTTACTACCGCTTCAAATAATTGATGGTGCAATGCGTGTCGGATTCCAAGGTCTAAAGACAGGCGTAGGACTCGCCACAGGCCTAGCAGGTGGCCTCAGAGCAGTCAATTAATCCACTCAGGTATAAACCCATATGAACAACATATTAGAGGCCTTACAGGGCGATTTTAAGGTGTTCCTGCAGGCCTTATGGGCACAGCTAGATCTACCCGAACCTACACGTGCTCAATTCTCAATTGCAGACTACCTACAACACGGACCCAAACGACTACAGATCCAAGCGTTCCGTGGCGTAGGTAAGTCTTGGATTACCGGTGCCTTTGTTCTTTGGACCCTGTTTAATGATCCTGAAAAAAAGATCATGATCATCTCAGCGTCTAAGGAACGTGCCGACAACATGTCTATCTTTCTACAGAAACTGATCATTGAAACACCATGGCTTAACCATCTGCGTCCTAAATCTGATGACGCCCGTTGGTCCCGTATATCCTTCGATGTTAATTGCAGTCCGCACCAAGCTCCTTCTGTTAAATCCGTTGGAATCACTGGCCAACTTACTGGTAGCCGTGCTGACTTAATGATCCTTGACGACGTTGAGGTTCCTGGCAATAGTCTTACAGAAAATATGAGAGAGAAGCTTCTACAACTTTGTACTGAAGCTGAATCTATCCTCACACCTAAAAAAGACAGCCGTATCCTTTTCTTGGGTACTCCACAGACCACATTTACTATCTATCGCAAGCTTGCAGAACGTGCCTACAGACCCTTTGTATGGCCTGCACGTATCCCTCGTTCCTTGGCTAACTACGAAGGTCTTATCGCACCTCAAATTCAAGAGGATATCGATAATGGTGCCAAAGCTTGGGATGTAACTGACCCTGATCGCTTCTCAGATTCTGATCTACTTGAACGTGAAGCAGCTATGGGTCGAAGCAACTTCATGTTGCAATTCCAACTTGATACTACCCTATCTGACAGTGAAAAATTCCCACTTAAAATGGCAGACCTGGTTGTTACTTCTGTCAACCCTACTACTTGCCCCGATGCAATCGTTTGGTGCTCCGATCCAAGGAATGTCATCAAAGACTTACCTACAGTCGGTCTCCCAGGTGACTACTTTTATTCTCCAATGCAATTACAAGGGGAATGGCTCCCTTACTCGGAAACAATATGTAGTATTGATCCCTCAGGTCGAGGGACAGACGAAACCGTTGCCACCTATCTATCGCAACGAAACGGTTTCCTCTACTTGCATGAAATGCGTGCCTACAAAGACGGGTATAGCGACAACACCCTGTTAAACATCCTTAAAGGTTGTAAGAAGTTTAATGTCACGAAACTCATTATTGAAACTAACTTTGGTGATGGCATTGTTTGTGAACTGTTCAAGAAACATCTCCTTCAGACCAAACAAGCCATTGACATCGAAGAGGTCCGTGCCAATGTGCGTAAGGAAGACAGAATCATTGATACGCTTGAACCTATACTCAACCAACACCGCCTTGTTGTAGATAGATCAGTTGTTGAGTGGGACTTTAATTCTAACCCTGATGAAGCTCCCGAAAGACGTATCCTCTACATGCTCTTCTACCAAATGTCTAGAATGTGTAGAGAAAAAGGTGCTGTTAAACATGACGACAGATTAGATAGTCTTGCTCAAGGTGTTAAGTACTTTACTGACGCTATGGGTATCTCAGCTCAAGAACAAGTCATCATGCGTAAACGTGAAGACTGGCAAGACATGATGGATGAATGGTTGGATGACCCAGAAGCTGCAGCTAATCACATCGTCTTGGGATTCGACCTAAACCAACGAAAACAAGCTAGACAACTCAAAGGTAACAGCCCAGTCCACCACTGGTAAATTTAGGTATGTGCCTTATACAGGGGACGAGAAGGGTGGACTCGACTCCTGTACCAGGGGAAGACAACCTTCCCCTTTATTAATATCCTCGTGAATGGATATTCCTTAAAGTACTTTCTTTAATAGACATAACTACTTATTGATCTTACGAAACTGGCACCGAAGGTGCTGTTACTACTTATCAATTCTGATACCCACCTTATGACTGATAACCACTCCGTTCAGTATGTACACTCCACTCCTGATGGTGATAACCTCGTAGCCTATATGGCACGTGTCTCTAATCCTTCTAATCAAGATAATAAAGACACTGCTCCTAAGCTTATTAAATATCTAATTAAACATAAGCATTGGTCCCCTTTTGAAATGGTATCAATGTGTGTTCAGATAGACACTACCCGAAGTGTAGCTGCTCAAATACTTAGGCATCGTTCCTTCTCCTTTCAGGAGTTTAGTCAGCGGTATGCAACTGTTGCACGTACTCCCGTAATACCTGATCTCCGTAGACAAGATACAAAAAACAGACAGAACAGTATTGATGATTTGAATGGAGCAGTTGTAGCACACCTGCAACGTAAGGCAGAACTTATCTATGAACAGTCTTTCCAACTGTATGATGAAATGCTTGATGCAGGTGTAGCTAAAGAATGTGCAAGAGACGTTCTTCCACTATCAACTCCGACTACTCTTTATATGCACGGTACTCTTAGGTCTTGGTTGACTTACTGTGATTTACGGTCTGGTCATGGTACTCAGAAGGAACATATGGTTATTGCTGAACAGTGTAAACAGCTTATAGCTACTCATTTTCCTAAATGTTATACAGGTATGTGGTCCCATGCAACTTGACCCTGTTAAAATTGTTAAATGCAACAACTGTGGTGCAGATGTAATTGTTAATGCCAATTATCCAATCACTTCTGTTGAAAAATGTAAGAATTGTGGTCTTTATGGGACTACTGACAAGACTTGGAATACTTGGAAAAACAATTAGTACGTTCATCCTTTTTTAGGACGCATGCTAGCTAGTTATGGAACGGGAACTAGCTTGTTATTTCTTACAATGACTATTCTTGCGCGTTTTATCCTGAATCAAAAAGCAAAAGCTAACCGTTATAAGGCTGATTGCCTGCGGTATCGTGGTGTTGTCTATAAAAAAATGGCATAAATTTGTCAGGTCTATTAGTATAGCGCCAGATCGCGGTTCCCCCGTGCCGGGTCTGGCCGCGCTAGATGTGCAATCTAGGCGCACACACTGGCGGGTGAGGAATAAACGCAGGCGCGAGGTTTGTATCACTTAGCGCCTCTCTTTCTCGCGATCTGTGCCGCCTCACTTATCGTTCCGGTTTGGATAGATAAAAGAATATTATCAGACCAGTCATAGCAATGCATCTGGCCCATTTCTTGTACCATGCTGTGCCAGTTTGTCAGACTGTCCACTAGCCAACCTGTCCACTGAAGTACTAGTGTGTTGTTTGAACGTTGAGTATCGATCTCTCTCCTTTTAAGGTGAGAGAGAGATCTCTACTTCAACTAACAACCACTAAGGATCAAATGTTCAAAGCTTTCACTTCACCGACTGTCGTTCGTCACGGTGCTTCAAACTATGCTCACTACATCATCGTTGACTTCATCAACGCTGAATGCATTGTGTCTTTCAAGAAAGGCAATGTGTACTCCTATAAAGGAGTTTCACGCCGTGGTCTTGCCAAGCTGCTGATGCAGCCCAACATCTCACTCGGTCGTTGGGGCAATGATTACCTGCACTTCACTGACCGTAAGGTCCAGTGCAGTGTTGAGCCTCGCTTGTCTTGCGTTGCCGAAGATGTGCCTTACATGCTGGCCGCTTGAGCCACTGGCACACGGTAGCGGGCTGCCTGTCCGCTAGCGTATAGGCTACATGCAGCGCCGAGCCACAGGCGCTATACAAGTGTGATCATGGCCGCACCTAGACAACCTGAGCGCATCACACGAGCCGCACACTGGAGCACACGTTGTGCCTTACCTGTACATACAGGTATGGAGAGCCACTGAGCTGTGAGATGACCATGGACTGAGTCCATGCAACGCACTTTCTTGACTGGGTCACGGATGGAATCGATGCCGTGCTGGTCTTTGTACACTTGCGTATTTCACATGACCGTTGCACCTGCACCTATCACAGGAGCTGACTGGTACGACAACCTGACCGAACAGGATCAGGAGTTGTACGACATGATCGAAGATCGTTGCCCTGAGTTCACCAAACTTAACGGCGAATTGTGCCGTGAATTCATGGATGAATTGAGTGACCTTGGCATCACAACTGCTGAGCAGTTTGAGGATGCTTACTTTTATCAGACTGATGTATACAATGCAGAGGCTGACTTCGCTCAGTTCTACGCTGAAGATATTGCATGTCTCGATGTCACCAATGAC